TCCAACCTTCCGAAATAGGGCGTGACCAGACCGTTCAGGTTCCCGATACGGACCTTCACGCAATTCTCAGGGTCGGTCTTCATGCCACGGATCACGTCAAGGTAAGGCGTACCGAACTCGTCAATGGTCGTTATCTTGATTAAGCCGCTGCGAGTGGAGTTATCCGGATTATCCACACGACACAATGTATCCCTCTTGGTTATCTGGGAGAGATCGCCCACGAAGTTCTCGAACGTCAACCAATCAAGGCGGTTCTCGCCGTCGTAAAGATTGCCTACCCCAACCGATACGACCTTCAGCTCGTATTGTTTCACCATCTGGTAGTTGTTCTCCAGGGTGGGATCGCCTTGGAACTGCTGGACCATGAGGATATCGCCTTTCCTGAACGGGTTATACAAACGCCCCCCGTCCGTGTCGAGGTAGATCCTGCCCGAGTTGGCGTCGTAATGGTCCACCTCCATCATCCCGGAGAAGACGCGGTTATCGTTCTCCCCCAGGAGCTGGGACACGATAAACTCGTAGACCCGCAACGTTCCCCGCACGGCGATATCGTCGATCTCCAGCTTGTATCTCGTCTCGTTTATCCCGGCGGCGTTGGTCCGGATATACGGGGCGAGCATCCAGCCCGTCCCGTTAGGGAAACCGGATGCGAACATGGGCGAGGACAGGGAACCGGCGAACATGGAGTCATTCTCCACCCTCAGGTCCTTCAGCCACATCGTGCCGTCGGCGAACAGGCGGAAACCGTTCTCATGGCCGAAGCCGCCCGCGTCACGGTCTGAGTAGATGGAGGATCCCAGTCCGGAGAGGATGATATCCTTCTCGAACGTGATGTTGCCCGCCGCCGTATCGTCGATATCCTTACGGAGGTACACCCTGTCGATGTCTATCCTCAGTTTCTCGATCTCGTACAAGGTGCGGAGGGAGGAGAAGACGTTCCAATCCGATGCCGCCGTGGTGTCTTCCTTCTTGATGACGTACACGCCGCTGCCGTCTCCTTGGTTCACGTAGGTGTTGCCCTTGTACTGGATGCTGTCTATCTTCTGTTCCATCTCTTTCATGCGGGAGTAGGGGGCACTCTCGCCGATGACGTAAGAGGGGCTATCGTAAGGGATATCGATCTTCCTCTCGAATCCGATCACACGGGAAACACGCCCGTCCTTGAAGTAGGCTGGGTTTATCAGTTTCACCCGTTGCCCCGGCACGAGCTTCAAGGCCCGCCCGGGATTTAGTCGACCGTCGCTCTCATCAAAGCCGTAGGCGATATAGGATTTGAGCGCGCAAGTGTACGTGGAGGGATCCGACACGACCTTGCTTTTGTAGGCGGTAGTCCTCTCTAGTAACTCCTTCTCGGCATCGGGGAGCAATGTATCGCCCACGTACCTGGTGTCGAAATTGAACAGGATGTATTTATCCCCTGTATTCGGGATCAGCGGGGATTCGGGGAGGGACTGTCCGTAAGTATCGTTCCGTACGATCTCGAACACCTGCGCCTCCGGTTCTGTCCCGGGGCGGTTGTCCGGGTTGAAAGCCACGGCGAACTCCATCCCCGCTAGCGTGCCGGTCTGGAACTGCACCTTTAATTCTTTCCCCGGAAGGATATATTTTTCTGAGAATGCGAGCGATGAGTCCTTGAAACGATATACGGTGAAATCGGTACCGTCCACCGTTATCTCTTTTGTCGTGACATCCGTTACCGTTCCTTGCGTCCGGGGATAGATATCATCGAACACGACTACCGCTTCCACGATTTGCCCTTCAGCGAGATCTGGTACGACATCGATGTATGGAGTCCCTACCGGTAACATCAGCCGTTTTTGGACGACCCCTTCCACGACAGCCCCGGTCTCACCTTTCCTGTAATCCACCGGGATGTTCCTCGTGCCGCCAAAAGCGTACAGGCGAGTGGCGAAAATATCCGTATTCTGGCTGCGTGACATCGTGTCGATCTCCTTCCCGATCTCCAAGGATACCGGATCGCCATGCTCCAGCTTCCCGATATGGATCTTGTCCGCTTCCACCCACCATTCGCACCCCCACGCCTCGGCGATCTTCGTAAGAGCGTCGATTATGTTCGAGTTGTCGTAGGATACGAGCTTCGCCACCGCTTCGACCTCGCCGCCCACGATGGCTTGATAGGTCTTTCCGTTATGGGTGAAACCCAGCGAGCGGAGGTTGTCCGCCACGATACCCAAGTGCGCCTCCGGCGGGCGGGTAAGGCTCCATGAGACCTCCTTGTTACCTTGCCTATCGTAAAATAGGATATGGTTTTTCCACCTGTAGTAGTGGGATTCAAACCGGACGGCGTAATCGTACCCACCGGTGGACGGGTTATAGCCGGGGTATACCTTGCCGGCGACGAAATAATCCTCCCCCTCGTGGGTGATATGATCCCCGATCTCCAGCCGGACGGGATTCTCCGAGGAGAACTTCAATAGTATGTAGTCCTCCTTCATCAACTCGAAGTGGTGGATGGAGCCTTCGCCCGGTACCACCGCGAGTTTCCTTGATCCCGATATGTCTTTTATGTCTACCATAATCAATCCTTGTTCGCTACCGGAACGGCTTCTGCCAACTTGACCACCAATTTCGCCCTGCAATCGCCGTAGCTCCCATATTTCCCGCAGGAAAGATAGACAAGCGAGAAGGTTTTCCCCAGTTCCGGAATATGTAAGGCAATATTACCCTTATACAGCTCGTTCACAAAAGACATGTATTTATTCAGGAAATCCGCCCTCTCCCTTCCCTCGATCAAGAAAGGCAAGGCCACTTCCCGCTGCGCCGCCTTGGCGTTGGCCGTAATGATCCGGGAGCCATGTTCCAGCCGGCTCTCGTTCTTTATATACTCTTTCATGGGGGCCGGGGTAAGCAGCTCCTCGATAGCCCCGGCCATCAATCCCGCCCCCCAGTGGGTCAGCGGATATCCGTTCATCGTCGCGTCTTTTATCATGGCTTATATGTTTTTCGTGTTTTCCTTAATGTTTTCCAAGGATTCCCGTATGGCGTTGAGCGTACGCGTATAGGTCTCGATCTTCCCCAGATAGCCGTTGCTCTCGTACAGGATATCCCGTATTTCCGTGGTGCATTCGTAGTTAGTCCCATTCCCCCGCAGTAAAGCTTCAACCAGTCCCTCCAGCCTATAGCCGGATTCTTGGAGTGCCGTGAAGCGTCCCGAAAGTTCTGATGCCTGGTCTTGTGTCATTGTCTCGAAGCTTCCCCGGCTTGACGATTGGGCACTGCCCGTATTCTCGTTTTTCTCAGAACTCCATCCAAACAGCGAGGCCAGCTCCTTCCTTTCTTGAAGCATGGACTCCGTCAAGTTTTTCTCCATTTCCCTCAGTTGCTCCACCTCGTCTTCCGTATATCCGTCTTCCCCGTATCCGGCCCATGTGTCATAGAGTTTCTTTATCCGGTCTTTGTATTTGGAGGCGATAATCGATTTGAGGATGGATTGTTGGAGCTTCTTCTCGAAGTCATTGGCGAAATCCTCGTTGCTCGAGTCGAGATCTGATAGCATGTTTATGTATGAGTCCTCGAACTCATCGAACGTGATGCCGGTCATCTGCTCTTTGACGGCTTCCAGTATTTCCTGTTCTGTCTCACCGAACTTGATGATGTTTTCTAGGTGATCCCGGAAATCATCGTCCATGGTGGCCCATAAACCGGCGTAGTTCTCCCTCACCCATCGAAGTTGCTCGGTGGACATATTCACGAAGTCTCCCATACCGGTAAGGGATACCGTCCCAAGCCCTGTCCCGGATAGCCCGCTTTGGATATCCCCGGCTACATCCTGCCAGTTCTTTCCTTCCCATTTGTAAGATCCTTTCCACATGCGGTAATTGAGCGAGTGGCTTCCGGCGGACGCGCCCGATGATTGACGGATATCGGCCAGTCTCTTTTCCACCTCCAATAGGCTTTGGTTCGTTTTCAATGCCTCTTCTCCCGCCTTGACCGCTTCCGCCCCATAGCTTTCCTGTATATACGCTTTCTTGGCATCGAGCAGTTCGTCCCATATATTCTGTAGCTCTTCATATTTAGCCACCATGTCGTTGTACTCGGAATAGTCGGCACCAAACAGGCCGGAGATAGCGCCGACAAGCTTGGATATCCCGCCTACGGCCGACATTGCTCCACCTACGATATCGCCTGCCATGATCCGGCCTACTCCTGCCGCCGCTTCTCCCATTCCACCTAAAGCGTCGCTTATCCCCTTGATCTTCTCTGATATCTCATCGTCTCCAAAGAGAGATCCGATGCTTTCGCCGAATTCCGATAAGGCGGGTGCGAACTTATGGACGGCTTCCCCGATGCCTTCGAGACCTCCGGCCAGATCCCCTTTCCTGAATTTCTCCATCGCCTTCTCCAGCTGGCTTTGGAACAAGAGGAAGGGAGACCGGTTTCCCAGTTCGCCACGGAGTTTCTTCAACGCTCCACCTAAAGCCTCGACCTCTTCGGGTGACTCTTCTAGGTATCTCAACTGTTTCTCGCTGATACCTAAAGAAAGAGCCTGCCCGCGTGTCATCCCGGATCCACCCCGCAGGTAGTCGAAGAGTTGCCCGGCTTTGTCGATGATCGCTTGTATCTCGCTTACGCTCTTCTCGGAGGCGTCGGCGAACAGGTCGGCGATCAATGAGCTGCTCCCAAGGATCTGCCCGCTGATAAAGTCTGCAAGGCGTGCCTGCTCCTCCTGTATGTCTACCGATCGGGCTGAGATGGCTTCCATCCCGGCTTGGATTACGGTGAATGTATCCTGGTATTGGGGTAGCCGCTTGGTGATATCGTCGGGTTCCGGTGATTGCTTGCCGGATTTCTTGGATTTATCGCCGGATTCTGTCGTACCGGACGACTTGGTGGATAGGAAAGACATCGCCATGTCCCGGTATTCGCTTTGGGCGTTCTTCTCGTCGGACAGCCATGCCTCTAGTTGCTTCTTGTTCATCTTCAGGAACTCTTCCCGTGCGGCGGCTTGCTTTTGCTGGGTCTCTATAAGGGATTCGAGGTTTTCACCGCGTAATTCCTTCAGCCGGTCGTTTTCCCGGTCGAGCAACGCTTTGTATTGCGAGGCTTCAGTTGCGGCCTTTTCGAGGAGTTCTGGCGAGTCATCCCATATCTGCTGAGTGCTTCCGGGTATCAGCTTGTATTGCCCTCCTTTCTGTAGGATGGAGTTGGCACGTATGAATTTCTTTTTGAATTCCTCGATATTGTCCTCGGCTTCGGTGATGGCCTTGCGGTTGTCGTAGAGCATAAGTTGCTTTTGTGTTTCTATAAATTTTTTAGCCTGTTCGGAATTGATGTCTAGCGCTTTTCCATAAGCTCCGATTTGTGAGACGACCCCCGGTATGGTTTGGGCGATGCGGGTGATGATGCTGTTGAGCTCGTCCTGCTCGGCGACGGTAAGCGTTATTTTCGAGCGTAAGGTGTCGTAACGTTCGATAAGCGGGGACATTTCGGTCACGAGTGATACGACCTTCGCCTTTTGATCCTCGTATTTCTCGCTAGCGGTTGTAAGGGTCGTGTTGATCAGATCGGCCATGCCGGATTTGAACTTCACTTGCAGGTCTCCCAACCATGTGAGGGCTTTCCCGAGCTTCAGCTTTGCGTTCTGCATCTTTACGTCGGCGGCGGCTACCTTGTCGGCCTCGCTGATGTACTGGCCTGCCTGCTGTAGCTGCTTGTCCACGATCGCTCCTACGCCCTGCATGAAGTCGCCTGTCTCCGCTATCTTCTCCTTGATCTCGGCGGCGCTCAATCCCAAGTTGTCCAGTATAAGAAGGCTTTGCCGTCCCAAGCCGGTGACGATCGAGTTTACCATATAATCCACGCTCTGCCCTGTTTGCTGGGCTTTGAGCTGTGCGAAGGCGAGGAATTTCCCCATCTCATCGAGTGGTATGCGGAAGTCTCGGGCTTGGACAAGCGAGGTCATCAACTGGAGATCCGTTACAGTTCCCTTGGTGGCTTGCCGTAGTCCGGCCAGCAGGTCTTCTCGCCCCAACTGGGAGAAGGCATGAAGCACGCCGTCGGCGTTCGTGGCCAACTCCATACTTTCCTTGGCAAACTCCTTGACCTTTCCGACAGCTTCGCCAAGCGATTGTGTGATGGAGTAGCCTAGCTGGGCAAATGCACCGGCTATCAATGTCTTTACTTTGTTCAGGGAGAAAAATGAATCTTTCAGGCTCGTTGACGTACCGCGTAGCTCATTCATCCGTTTCTTTACACCTTCCAGCTGATCGGAGAGTTCGGTGTATCGTTCCGGTTCCAGTGCCTTGACGGTGTTGTCCAGTTCCCGTTGCAGGCGTTTGGCCTCTTGCGATAGCTGTTTATATGATTTGTTTTGGGTGTCGATTGTGCGGAGCAGTTGCTCGGTCTTGGCGTTATTCTCCGAAATCGCACGGTTGTTCTTCTTATATTGCGCTTCCAGATTGCGATATTCCTCGCTGTTTCGTTTTCCGGTGGCGGTGAGTTCTGCCATCGATTTGCGCAGGTCCTTGTTCTCGCTCTTCAGTTCAGAGGATGCTTTCTCGAGCTTGTGGATCTCCTGTTGCGCTTGATCAGTGCTAAGCGATAGGACGAATTGTATATAATCGGGTGTCAGTTTTGCCATATTGCTTCTATTTTCCGGCTAAGGTAAACCGGAGAGGTGGAAGCAGGAAAGACAAAAAAAGAGGCTGACCCCGGAGGATCAGCCCCTTTTTACTTATTTTTTTCGCCGAATTTATCCGGCCTAAATCCGGGACAAACCGCGTCCCAATGGGAATCGTCGTTTGTCCTGTAATACTTATGAGGCCACCACTTGTCATACAAGACCGCTATCAATCCTATGATAGGAGTTAATATAACGGACACCCAAAAATAAAACCCGAAATGATTATTCAATCCATATCCCAAAGCCCCAACCAGCAGGCAGGGGAGGATATATACCAAGAAAAAGATAAGCAAAAGTTGTCCCATGGCGCAACAGATTTATTCATCCTCAAAGTTAGGTGTTTCCGTGAACTTGTCAAACAGTTTCCGGTATTCTTTCTCTATTTCCAGAACTTTCCCCAATACGTCGTGCAGGCGGGCGATCTCTTGTATGCTCAAGTCGGGAACTTCGACCGCCGCCCCGTAGAACGACAAGCAATACAGGTTGTCATCGTGTATACCCTCTTTGTCGTAGTAGACCGTTTTGTTTACCCAGAAATCTCTTTGGCTTTTATCGAATTCTTCTTCTTCTTTCATCGCTTACCTCCTTTCTTCGCTGAGTTATAAACGAACCAAGCTACGATGACCAGTGGCAAGAACGCCGGAGACAACATCGCTAATAAAGCTACCGTGTACATTTTAGCCTCGTAAATGGATTTACAGGGCGTGATACCAAGAGGCAACAGGTTGTAGAATTTCTGGACAGTTGTCCAAGAAAAGAGATCATGTTCCCGGCTTCGGGAAGATGATACGGTTAATGAATTTGATTTCATACTGTGATGACTTTTAGCATTTAGGCAGAAACAAGAACGGCTGCCATTTCCCGCTTCGCTAAAAGTCATCACAGTCACTGCCGGAGCAGGTAAAGTAATTGGGAAAGGCAACCGCCTATATCGTATGTACTTTTTGCTAGCGACATAAATGTCGGGAACAAATAGACTTGGAAGGGTATAAAAAAAGCCCTACGTATTCGTTGAGCAATTAACCGCTGCCCGGCGACAATGACAAACATTGATGACTTTTAGCACTGCAAATATGGTGAAAGTTTTTGGAATAGCAAGGGGAAAGGGGGGAATATTTGCGTGGGTATGTAAAAAAGAGGGCTTCCCGTTGTCGGGTTGCCCTCTAATGCTGGTCTGTTTGTTGAATTCAGACAGTGACCGATTGGAGTTCATGTGCCAATCTGTGAAGGCCGTCGGCTATTTTCTTTGCTTGTGCAGGCCTCGGTTTGGCTATTCCGGCGGAATAATGGTAAAGCTGCCTTTGGTTGATCCCGGTAATCGCTTGAAGGGCTGCGAAAGAGAATATTCCCCGGTAGTATTCCAATAGGGACTGCACATCGAACTTGTAGATGATTTCATATTCTCCGTCTAAGATTTCCGGATAAGGTTCACCATCTTCTTTCGCCCCTTCGACGAAGAAATCCACGCTTTCCCGGACATATTGCTTAAACCCGTCGAAATCGCCCGAATAGGCGACTACCCATCCTTTCAATAAACCGCATGAGCAACTATATCCGTTCTCATTGCGTGCCGTGTCCATGATTAATTGTGCTGCCATATCTCTGTTGTTTTAGTCGTTGAATAGGGACAATGCCCTACGGAAAGGTGTCAAGGTGGGGCTGTGTCAAAACACAAGCCCCGATTGATCCTCAATGCTCTTTAGGAGCGTCCCCCAGATGTCATCACTCTCACCGCCATTGACGGTGACCGTGCCTTTCTTCACGGGGTGGTGGAATTGCCTGTGGCTGCCTTTCTGGCGGACCTTGAACCATCCGTCACGTTCGAGCATCTTCAGGATCTCTCTCACCTTTACCACTTTTTTCATAGAACACTGTCTTTTAATTCAACATCGCAAAGATAGTAATATTAATACTGTTATGCAAGCGGTGTGGCGTAAGAATATTAATATTAATATTATTTAAATGTATATTTACTGTTTATTTGGTATGTAAAAAAGAGGGCTTCCCGGTATTTGAAGTGACCCCAAAAAGTTAGACAGGTTACACATTATCCCGTAATAGAAAGAGTTCGGTATTTAACCGGGCTCTTTCCACTGGTATATATAAAGTAAAACCGCCCCGCTTTCCCAAGCGGGACGGCCTTCGCATTACTAACCATAAAAATCTAATACCATGAAAAACACAATATATTTTATTCCGGGAATAGGTTTTCGAGTTGGAGACCTATTTCCCGGCGTACCTCTTTAGTCATACCGTAGCGCAGTTCCGGCAATGTTTCCCGGTAGATCATACCCCAAAGCTGGCGGTTGTAGATCCGTAGGTTCCCGTTCTTCCTCATATCAAGGAAACGGATGTAGATGGGGTAATTGATCCGCACGCTGACCGGGTTCGTGCTGATCAGGATAGAACCGGACGAAAGAAACGACCGCAAACGCCCGGTTTGGCGGTTATTGCCCTTCTGGTAGACACGTTCTTCGGCTATCTTCAGCTGCCGTTGCAGGACGGTTTTAAAGTCTCGTTCTATCGTGCGGCGAAAGAAGGCATCCCGTATGTTGTCTGTCCGGATCATCGCCCTTCAATATTGAATGAGACAGACCAACCGCAGTAATCGGAGTAAAGCCCTGTCTCCGGGTTGGTAGATAGATTCCGAAGTCCTGACATGAAATGGCACGGACGGGCGGAATCCTCACGGAGTCCCTGTTTCATGGCTTCCACCGTTTCCTGTGTATCTTCCAGTACTTGGATGGGGGTACGCCTCTGGTTGTCGGAGCGGTCGAGCAGGAACAGGAGGCATTGGCTCGTTTCTGCCACGCTGTCGGGGTAGTCTGAGTTATCATCCGAAGAGGGTACGACAACGAACAGAGCCGGAAAATCTTCTCTTTTCATTTGTCTTAGGGCATCGCTCATATCCTTGTCAACAGTAACCAAGGTGACGGAGTAGATCTCGTTGGTACGTTCAACCAACGATTCAAAATATTCACGTAAGTCTTTAATCCTGATCATGGTGTTTAAATTTTGGAATGTATGTGTTCAAACTTTTTCCGGTAAAGGAATAGCAGGATATCCCAAAGGGGTGTTTCGAGCACTTGCCGGTAGTTACCGAACGTACCTGTCTCTGCGATCTCCATGGCCGCGCCTGTCCAACCGGTATGATCATCGGGTTTGCTTTTTTCGGATTTTTCGAACAGGATGGAGAAATGGATCGGTTCACCGTTGATGTTTACCGGTTCATGACGGAGTGCCTTCATCACGTTGTTGAAGAGTATGAGTGAATGTGCGCACAGGATCTCATCGGGTTCGGCGTTTGGCTTATCCTTGTTTTTGTATAGCTTCTTGCAGAAATCAATCGCCAACTTCTCTGATTCTGATTTGGATCTTGTTTTCGATAGCAGCTTCAGGATGGTGTTGCAATCGATGAAAGCACCGAAGTCTACTCCGTCGAGCATATCGCCCGGACCTATCCAGCCTTCCCATTCCTTCAGCGGGTTTACGCCTGTATCGAGCGATAGGGAATCATGCTTTTCGCCCGTTACGATGAAAGGAACGGTCAGGTCGATATGCTTCAGGGCTTCCTCGATGATCGGATCCCTTTGGAGGGAAATATCGGTACGCTCTCCCAATAGGAGTGAAAGGAGTTTTCCTCTTAATCCCGATCGGTTGATTATTCCCCGGTCGGACATCATGGATATCTCTAGGTAGCGTCGGTATTGTGCCGGCGTGAATTCGTCTATATATTCGGGAACTTGAAACGTGCGCCCCCTGTATTCTACTATTTTCATCGCGCTTGTTGTCTAAAAAGTGATCCCCTTGGATTGGAGTGTCGCTTGATAGATGTACGGGTCATCGTTGGACGGGTCATCGTCCATGCTGGCGATGGTGTCTTGTAGGTCTAGGATATAACGTCTTGCGTCTTGATCGAGCGAATCGGCTACCTGTCGTCGTGCGTCTTTCTCTGCTTTTAGTTTTTCCTTTACGCTTCCTACTTGTTGTACCTGCACGATTCCTTCGGGAATGACCTCTATAGGCAACCGTTCGATGGCCTTCTTAATGGTGAGCAGGGCCAATGGCCGTCGGCATTGCTCCAATAGAGGCAAAAAGTCCGAATCTCCTGCAAGCATCTTATCCATGCGTTCGTTACCGACAATCGAGGCGATATCCATATCTTGTACTTCTCGTATAAGTGGAGACAATGTGAAATAAAGCCTATGGCTACCGATCATGTAATAACGATCGAACTCAGACTTGTTGCGAATAAGGAGCGAGTGCGCACGCCTCTTCGCTTCGCTTTCCTCCCAAAATCCGTAGCTTCCGTTTTCGAGCATCTCTATAAGGGCATCAGTCGCTTCGTAGGCGATGTTCAGGATGTTCTGCTCATCCTTGTACTCTTGGAGAGCCGTGAGTCCTTTCTCGTTATCCCCGTATTTCTTCTGCCGGCCACTTGCTCCATGCTGGGCATCGAGCGTGGGTATCATCAGGCTCCATGTGAAGAAGGCTACCGGCTTTTGGGTAGCCGCGACAAGATCCGGTTCATCGGATACCTCGTAAAGCGAACAGATCGCCTCCAATACGTCATCCCCGATTATGGTCTTGAGTTTCCGCATGGCTAGAGGTAGGATGGGCTCCCATTTTGAGAAGTCTACACTGTCGGATATCATGCCGATAGCGTCCACTATTTCCCGGCTTCCGTCTTGATATAAATTGAAAAGCTGCTGCATAATTGTCGTTTTTAAGGAGGCGTGGCATCCGTGCCACGTCTCCCGGGTTGATTAAAAAGGAACATTGTTGTCCGGTCTCATCCAATTAGGGAGAGAACTCGCACGGCGTGAAGCCCCTGTTGAAGACTTGATACCGCTCCCGTAACCGCCTTGTGATCCGTTTGCCATAATTTACTCCTTTCTTTGATTAAACATTATGGATCGCGCTAAATAATCGCTCTCCTCTTATTTCCTTGTTTATTGTCGAATACGCTTTCATGATGTTATCATCCATCTCTTTGTAAAATCCGTATAGTTCGGGATTTTCCTCGATGGTGAACTGTTCGATGTTCCCTGAGCTTCGAAGGTTGGCGCTTCCGTGGATAATGATTTTTTTCCCTCCTAACGTCTCGAACAGACAGGTTTTCATGTGTGTACCTGCTACGGCCATCTGGAAACGGTTGTCAATATCCAATCGGTTGTAGATATACGGGACTAAACGATGTATTTCGTGCGCATAAAAATAGGCGGATACGATGAGATTGAGATTGTCTACATAACCTTTGTCTAAAAGGGAATGAAGGCTGTCTATGTTCTCTTGCCCCAGTGACAAGGTCGTTATGTCCATGCGTACTGCCTTGCAGTTATTCCGGATCATGAATGCCTCGATGAAGTCGCCGAAGATAAAGTTTCCACTAACCACCGCGTCATACCTTGAACCCTCGCTTATATCGATGGATTCGGCCAATTCGACGGCGTGTTCATACATGATTTGCGATTCTTTTACCGGCTTCAGCCTCGGACGGATGTAGCGGGTCGTTTCGTCCGGTTCTCCTTCGAAACAATCCAGACCGTCGAAACAATCCAGATCTAAATCCGGAAGCTCAAAACCGAAGTCCCCTAAATTGCGATTTTCATTCATTGTTCTTCATCCTGTTTGGGGGTGATACATTCTCTTCGGCATTCACGATGGTACGGTAAAGCCCTATCCTTGTCTTTGTACCGGGGAAATTCGCGTTGATGTATTCCTGTACCGGTTTACAGAGGATCATATCGGGGATGGCTGTTTCCGAGGCGTTATATACCTTGATACTGTAAAGTTTTTCGGAACCCGATGATAGCTTGTTCTCCAGTATGAGGTTGGCTAGGATGGGATCGATGCCGAATCCACTCGCCGCCGCTGCGTCCGCCTTGTTGCTGATGCGTATCTGGGCTTCAATGTAGTCCTTTACCTTCTTGTCGATGGGAGTTACCTTCCAGCCCTCGTATTCTTGTGCCGTTTCGTCGAAGAAAGAGGACGTGTGCATGAATTTGCCTACGTTCTTGACACCGGTCATACCTTCGGCGAACTTTTCCATCGTCTTGTCCTTGTATTGTTCAAGCATTTTGGAGGTATAGACCATGCCTTTCTTCTGGCAAACCGACTTCAGTCTTTCCTCTGCCTTGTCCCAATAACCTTGCGGGGATTCGATATGAAGGCTCAGGGCCGAGCTATTCATATTGTAGTTGTGCAGCAATGGAGCCAGCGTGCCGGCAATTTCCAACCAGGCGAAAGCCCCTAGAAACCGAGGAGTACTTATGAATTCCTTGGCGAAGGAATAAATGTTGTAGTATCGTGCCGAGACCGGATGCCGGAACGGGTCATGTGGATCAAACACGGGTAATAGCTCCATCTTGGAATAATCGGGGTAGGGAAAATCTCCCAACACAATCTGGGAGGGTTCATCTTCGTTGTCGGTGGGATAAACCAGACGTGCTTTTTGGTAGGGGATATGTTCGATCCTTACCAGCCTGCCGGGGCCTCCGATCCGTGGGGCACGATTACGGACAAACTTCACGAAGAACCCCTGCATGTGCACAAGGTCAACCAGACAGCGGTGCATGAAAATGCGGTAATCCCATCGGTTAAGATCGGCCTCTATGGTTTCATCAAGCGTCCATTGCTTATAAAAGCGGTTATTTTCCCGGTCAATGGCATCGTTATAGAAACGCGGGCCGTCACCCCATTGAAGCCCGGCGATCTTTCCCATGATTCCCTCCCCGGCATAAAACTTGTCGAGCAACCGTTGTACTTCTCCCGGAAGGTCATTGTTGTCTCCCATGGGTACGATGTCGATGTTTCCCACTTGTATCTTCCTTTTGAAGCAAGTGCCACAGCTACCGCCCAGCATGATACTAGACGGTTCCCAGCCTTTGCCTTGGCCCGATATGTCAAACGAATAGAGCTGACCGTTTCCGGGATTGACCAGCCCTAAGTTTCCAATACGTCTTATCTCCATATCCCTTAAACAACCGTTTTCATTCCGTTAAACTCCATGATCAATATCTGCCAGCAGTTGGCTGCCTGGCCTGTTTCCGTATCGGTAAAGAAGAGCTTGTACGATGAGTTCTTGATCTCTTCGTCCGATGTTTTCTTCCTGAGTCTTGCCGCCTTTACGGTGACAAGGTCGCCGCCTTCAGATGTTTTCCGGTTGTGCTTGCGGAACTTCATAGAGAAAGTACCTTCGGCATCGCTTATCCGTTTCATCTGCTCGATGGCTGTGTATAGGTCTATTGTATCCATATACTCGTTTTTGTTGTAAAGGAAAGAAATGCGAAGTGGAATGGAAAAGACATAAATTTCTTGGCAAAATGCGGTTTTTGGCAAATAAACGGAAGTAATTGAGTGGTTAGAAGCACAAAATCATTCGTTTTTACCGCTGTATTTTGGTCTTGCTTTTTACAATATTTTCAAAAACAATATTTTAACTCAGAAATAACTCGCAAACAAGAAAACGGACACACACCGAATTGCGTGCCGCTCAGAATAGGAAAGGCAATTGCCTCTCCCGTTTTTGGTGAAATATGATTGAGACCGACCTGTAACGACCGATCTCAATCGCTTTCGTAATCGGGAACGTATGGGTTGGCTCCTCCTGTTTGCAACTTTACGATGTTTCTCCACTTCTTACGCATCATTAGGTATTTAAAGGCATCGGAGAAGTTGGTGGAAAACATCGGTAGTTTCTTGGGGGCGAGTTTCTCGCTCTTCTTGATCTTGAATACCACTTTTTCGGTACCGGCATAGCGGATTCCTGCCGGTGCCTTCTCGATACTGCTTATCAACTCCTTGCAGTTGACCGCGTCAACCAACAGCAGGGGAAGTTTCTTGTTATCTTCCTTCATCAATTCCTGCATGAAACTATACTCCTCGGCTTGTGGAATATTGGATTGCTTGCGGCTTTTCAGATTGATCGTCCAGCCGGTACGGAGTCCATCGGCATCTTTCTCGATGGATTCTTTTATCTTCCGGGCGTAATCCTCGCCTTGGCGGGCAAAGTTGTTACCCGCACGGTCGTAGTAAAGGTTAAGTTCCTTGCAGGAATGGGTGGCGAAGAACCGGAGGAACTGGTCAGCCAGTTCCCGGAACCAACCGGGTGGTATCTCGTAGAAATTCTTCAGTACACGGTATACATTTCCCCTTTGCTGTCCGATGACGAACGAAAGCATATTGCCGAAATCCACGCCTCCATCGATGGGCTGGTTCTCTTGAAGGTATTTAAGTTCGGTACTGTTGTCTGCCACCTCCCCACCAGGCGAACCATCATAGTATTTATGTCGTTCACCAAATAGGAGGTAAAAACGGATATCCCTTCTTAATCCGGGTCTCATGCCCAATACGGATTTGAGGAACTCGTGAAATTCCAACGTACCATTATAGAGATTGAACACGTATTCGGGTGTCAATATATCCACGTTGACCAAAGAGGAGGCGTTGAGTACATAGGTTTGCCCTCGCCTTAATTTGGTAAGCCCTTTATCGTAATAGGCGATATCCTGTGTCAGTCTGTTCATTGTCCGTTCATTGGGGGATGGTTTAGACCGTTCTCTCTCCAGCTTCAGAAGCAGCTCGTTCCGGATGAATGCGGCTTGGCAAATGGAGACGATCCTGTCTGGCTTCATATTGGGTAGGTAGCGGAAGAACCAATCATATTCCCCCTCGTTGACATCGGGCATATCGGTGGAAATAGTCAAGCCGAGAAATAGGTGGGAATGTCCGAACATCAATGAATCGCCACGTAAGATGGGCATGGCGCGGTTTACCTTCTCATCGCGGTCGAACTTGGCTTCGTCGTAGAACAGGTGTACGACCGACTTACCTGCCAGTAGCGACGGCCGGTCCAATGAGCCAAGGAATATAACGCACCCGTTCCAGAAGCTGATCACATTGCGATAGTCGTTGACGATGATGGAACAGCGGCCGCGCCACTTCCGGGGTGGTGCCTTGCAAAACACATAGTGCATACCCTCGAACATTCCCATTAGCTGCCAGCCATGTTGCACTGCCGGCATGATATTGTCTTTTAGGTTGGAATAGGAACTGGCTACGAAAGCGAAAGGCGCTCCCGGCATCTCATGTACGCAGCGGTAGGAGCGTCGGGCTTGGACCACCGTACTCTTTGACATACCGCGACCGGCTATCAGCACAAGTATGGTGGTGTCTATAAAATCGGTAAGGAGCTGTACGTTGTGCGCGAACTTGATCTCTATCTCTTCCTCATTCGCTACTATCTTCCTCGCTAAGTTCTTCGATGTCATGAAGCATACGTTTTTTCAGGTCAAACTTCTTGATTCCTGCATCCTCTTTCAGGTTCTCGCGGACGGTTGTTGATATTTCCGGTATGGAGTCGATGAACTCGTCTAACCGCTTCCGGTCGATAGCCGGGATTCCTAGGTCTTCGCGGTTGGAAGTATAGATATCCACCCGTTTTTGGTTCAATAGCTCGTCGGGTATGGAGGCCTCTTTCGGCTTGAAGCACCCGCGGTACTCCCCGGCCAGCTTCAGCAGGTTGCGTGCCTCCTTGATATCCCCGCTGGCATACATCTGTTCGGCCCATGCCTCGCACTTTTCCGCATATAGGTTGTTGAACGCTTCTACGGCGATCTCGCTCCGTTGGTAGAAGAAGTTGATGGAGTCGTTATATATTTGGCGTGCCATCCAGTCGGACAGGCCGTATTTCTCAGACTTGAGTAATTTGATGATTCCAGACTTGGTGATAAACTTATTTTCTTTTTCGAACTTCATCTTCACGCAAAGCCCACGCACCATGTCCATGAGGTAAAAATAGTGTCGCTCGGCCTCATTGAGTGAGTCGAGCGAACCGGTCGATAGGATGGTATTCAGCTTATCCATCGATATGCGGTTGAAGTCTATTCGCGTCGGTTTGATTGTTGGCAAAGCCTCTTCCATGTCATTTTCCTTTCTTTCTGTGTTCTATCTCGTGGTCACAAATCTGTTTGACCGTTATCCATTCACGCATGGATGCTTCGTGCTTCAATCGATCCTCTTCTGAGGTATCCTCTTCTATTTTCACCTTGCATTTCGAGATGTTACTCGCCGCGTTCTTGCGACGTTGCATAAGGTCGAAGTCTGACATTTCTCTATATTCTATCCATTTCAGATAATCCTTCACGTCGGGGTGATTGCCCAGTAGAGTTTTGTGTTCTTGGTAATGCTGAAGCTCCGTCCAGATCATACGGTCGTTCAGCATTTCTTCCACAGCTGTCTCTGCCAATAGCGAAGTCTCTTTCATCGGTGCGTCAGGAGGCATGAAGGCAAGGGCGTTGTGTGCCGTTCGGTAAGCATCATAAGAGGCAAACATATCATTAACCAATACTTTCAATACGTCGGGGCAATCAGTTGTGTTTAAGAATGTAAACCTCTCACGAAACCGGATCTTTTTGGCCTCTCCCGGATTAATGGTTCTATTATTCCGGGTGGTAACTAGGGTGTGCTCATCGGTGTTTTTCAATCCTGTGCTTGGTTTTACGTTCCTCGATAAGTTGTTGAACTCGGCCTCGGTCAAGCCCGCCAGCCTCCTGAGTTCCTCAAAAAGAGTCATACGTAATATCCTATTTTCGGGGTTTATCCGAAAGGCTCTTTTAAGAGCCACGTTGTTCCCGAATTTCTCATAGATGGTCACTCCCTCCATATATAGGCGTGCTCCTGACAGATAGTTCTTGATGATACCTTCCATTTTAATCGTTTTTCTGTCAAAGGTAAATGGAAACGATTGGCATAAAAAAGACCAAGCCACTGCATGCTCTCGCATGGGGTGGCTTGAATTGGCTTAGAGCAAATAGTTTTTACGCTGGATATGCTGCGAATCAAACTCCTGCTTCGGATTTATCCGGTGTGCCCGGATCTGCTGGGATTGCTCCTTGGTAGATGGCGATATCCATGCCTTTGGTGATGGACGCGAAAGAGAACTCGGTACGGGTCATATCCTTATTGGCCGTAAAATTCGAACTCATCTGCATTGGATTGCAAGGTGTCCCAAGCAAATCGGCATCTCTGCCATCACAATAATCAACTATGATGATACATTTTCTGCCCAGCCAGTTCCATTTGAATTCCCTGACCTCTTGGGAGTTTCCCGGGTGGTTTCCCTTGATGGAGACATTAAAGCCCATGGCATCCGGATCTCCTTCCACATTGGAGGTGACTTCCACGGTGCCGGGTGTAAGGTAGAGATATACAGGTACGGCAGAAGCTTTAAGGGTTAACGCCTCTGCGATAAGTACGCCCGCTTCGTCTCTACTCGGGAATGTATCTATGTCGTCAATGTCTATGACTACAATTTTATCCTTCAAGGTAATCCCGTTTCCGGGATTGCCATCGGGCCTAAGCACTGATCTTTTTACATAAGTTGCCATAATGATGCTGCTTTTTTAATCGGTTATACATATCAGACTCTTTCCACCTCGTAGAACTTTCCGTTGGCATAAGCCAGCTTGATCAGCGATCCCTCCTTCAAGACCATCTCTGCCGTCAATACGAAATTGCCGCTGTTGGCGATGGTGGATGCGTTGGTGCTTCCTGCGCCGTGGATGGTGTAGACTTTGCCCTGCTCAGCTCCGGTAAAGTTTGTGATTGCGGTTTCCTTGGTGTTGGCTGATGTGGCGAACTCGGTGGCTTCGCTCAGATCCGGAGCGGTGTCATCAGCCTCGAAACACAAGATGTTCTGGATGGTTGAAGCCCTTGCGATCTCGATGAACTTGCCGTCTGCACGTTTCATCAGTTGGATCGTGTCACCTACGTTTGGCTCCCAGTCGGCGGAGATCAGTTCGAAATTCCCCGATTTGACGATCTTTACACCCTTTTCTGTACTGCCGCATTTGATCGTGACAGTCCGTCCCACTTCAGCCCCCTCGATATTGGTGATATTCAATAGGGAAGTGTTTGCCACGGTCTGGATACTGGTGTGCAGTGCGGCTGAAGGGTTTTTATCTTTTTCGGCATCCATGAAAGAGGAAGCCGGTCGGTCGGTCTCGTTACAGAAGATCATCTGGCGGCTGTAGTCCATATCGGCTTTGTTGGTGTACTTGAATCCGACCGCACGCGCCCAAACGGATTCTTTCCAGTTGCTCCATACCTTGAGCGTCCAGTCCTGTTGCTCGATGTTGAAACGGGTCATCTCACCGGAAACATGCTCGAAACATTTGATGTTGCCCTGCATGGTCCAGAAGATGCGCTGGTGGTTGTCCGCGTTAGGAACCGGGATGAGTTTTACCGACGGGTATTCCTTTACATACATTAGGTTGGCCTTGTAGTCCTGGTTTACGCCGTAATGAAGTTCGTTGTACTTGTGGTACCAAACGATCATGTAGGAAGGGACATAGAGAGCCAGTTGGCCACTGTCTCGATAAACAGCCGGTATCATGCTTGTCCCCTCGAAGAATTTCTCGCCGATGTTGGCTTCGTTGATTTCACCCAAGACGAAAGGTTTGATTTGATAGACAACCTTTTGTTTGTTGATATCCATGTATCCGTCCACCTTCTTGCGGATAAACTCATACACGCCGTCTGCGGCTTCCATCGTGCGACCAGGTTCGTTGACGTTTGGAGCGCGGCGTACGCCGTTGATACGTCTCAGCTCCCGCTCGTTGTGGAGTTTCTTGGCGGTTTCGGCCAGGATGTATTCGATGAACGACCACTTGATAACCTGGGATCCCTCTTGGTTCAACGATCCGATCCATGTACGTTCCAATTCCTTCAAGTTTCGGAACTTATGAACGAACATAACGGAGAACATACGCAACGTCTCGGAATCAAACTCGTAATTACCTTTGGTTACCTTGTCGAAGTCGCTATCGATGGTATTGTCAGCCTGTGAGAATTCACCCATCCAAATATTGACCAGTGTGGCTAAATCCTGATAGCCGCTTTCCATCGGGAAGATGGATTCGATGGTAGGCAATTTCACCAAGAAGGATTGCAAACGATCTTGCCAGCGGATACGGTAGAATGCGCCCAAGTCCTCTTTCAGACGGCTATAATCGAGATTACTTTCGGCCCGTACCTGAATGGATATGCCTTCTCTTGCCAAAAGCGCGGCTCTTGCTCGCTCATTATACGGGCGGCCGGCCAAAGCGAACATTTCACCATTCCAACCGGCCAATTGCTTTTCGTCTTGCAAGTTAATTTCTGCCCCGTGTGTCTGGGAAGCGTTTGCGCGTGAAGGCTCGGGCATCTTACCAAGGGCCTCGATACGTTCTTTGAGCGTCTTTATCTCATCTTCTTTGCGTCTGAAGGATTCGGCGTTGGCCGTGTTTGACTTCTCCATGGCTTCGATCTGCTGCATGGCTTCTGCCAGCTTGGCGGTCTGTTGGGCTAGCAGGCCATTGACGACGGCTGCCTGGGTAGTGGTGTCTGAGGAACTGCCGGTTCCAGGGGCATCGTTCTCATCCTTGAAATCTGCGCTCAACGATTTGCCGAACGCCTGGATAAAGGTATCGGTGAATCCGAACTCTTTCAGTTTGGTTACGTCCGCATCGTCAAGCGTTTTCTTGTCGTCTTGGGTCTTCCACTCTTTCAGCCCAAGGATCTGGAGCACGGAGGAGGCGAAATCTGCCATTTTTATTTTCTTCATAAAACGGATTATATTAAATGATTAAACAATATCTTTTGATCGCTTTACTATGCTTTGGGCTAAAACCCATCGTGCCGCATCATGGATGTTTCCGTAGCAATCGGCCAAACCTGTTTTGATGGCTTCGTCTCCCATGAAGGTTGCCCCCCGGAATAAGGGTGACTCTTTATTATAAGGTATGGATAGGTTCCGGGATACGGTGGTGCAGAAGATGGCGTGGATTTTCTCCAGATGCTCCTTGAATGCCTTTTCATCGTTCTTTTCGGCGATATCCCTAAATTCCCGGTTTTTCATATCCGCTGTATCCGGATAGATCTCCCTGTAATCAATCCCCTCTTTCTTCATCGCTTCGGTGGCGTTGTAATAGGTGCCGACAATGCCGATGCTACCGACTTGGCAAGTCTTATCGAGCAAGAATCGTCTCTCGGTAGCGGATGCCAGCCAGTAATGTGCCGACATGCAGTTCCCGGATATGACGGAGGCGATCGGTTTGGTTGATGCTGACAGGATACTTGCTGTTTCGCTTATACCGTCGACCATTCCTCCCATGCCGTTCATCTTGATGATCACACCGGCGATCTTGCTATTGGAAAGCGCCAGTTCTAATTTTCGGGCAACGCGTTCCGACTCCCAGCTATAAAGTATGCCGTTTAGACCAATTACGGCGATGGAGTTATCGGGTAGGTTTTCATCTTCGAACTGCCACTCATTGAAGGCGAACCCTAGGTTAACGGCATAACTCTTGGTTTGGTTTTCGGCAGACAGCAGTTTTTCGAGTTCCGCAAAATTACCCGCCTTGATAGAGGGTTGGATGATCGAAACGAGATTAAGATAGTCTTTCCGGCCGATGGCCCAGCTCGAATTGAATATTTGTTGGATCTTGTTCATATAAAATTTTCCAACAAAAAAACAGAATAGCTATCAACGCTCAAAGTACTATAATAACAATGAGTACTTCCGGTAGCGGATGGCGCATCGGGAAAGGTTTGGGAAAGTTCTATCGGTGTATATCTTGTTTCTGTATTATTATGTTAAACAACAGGGGCGTATTAAACTTATTTTATTTACTGACAGGACATAATGATACGCTTGGTGATATGATTTTTCTTGCTGTTTTATATATTATTAACTCGTTTGGTTCGTTTTGTGTTTTCTTTGACGAGAGGTTGCTTTTCTTCCGATTTTCGCCCTCCATCTCTGGTAATCTTTCAATAAAGCCTCCGGGGTCAGGTTCTCTATGCCGTACTTGAAAAGAAACGTGTAAGCGGATTCGATGTAGTCGATACCTTTCACATGTTTGTTCTCATCGAAAAATTCATGCGCTTCCACCTTCATCATCGTGTTGATCGCTTTTGCCAATACGATCGTTCCTCTTTTGCTGATATAGTTAAAGGATTCAACAGGTTTTCCGGCTTGCCCGCGTGAACTTCTGGGAGAAGGAAGGTGTATCTCCGTATTCCCGCTATCCACCGGAGAATTAGAGGGCCTGCGTTGAAGCAATTCGTGAACGATAAAATAAAGACTGCTGCTTACTGGGATATAAACAACATTGTCTTCCGCACCGAATTTCCCTTTAAGGTATTCAGAGAGATGCTTGGGTAATTCTATTTTCGTGGTCATGACCGGGATTAATTAATGGTTGCTTCACAAATATAGTAAATTGTCAAATTGAAAGCAAGACACCTTAAATAAGAATTTGGTGTAAATGTACTGTTATCGACCAATTCTACCAACTTTATACATTAACCGCCGTGTAGTGTCTGAATGCTGCAAATGGATGTAACTTTGTAACCTGTAACCTATGGCGTTTAGATTCTTTATTTTCAATAAGTTAAAAGGTTACACTTTTTAAAACAGGGGTGGTTACGAAATTGTAACGCTCGAGATATTTTGTAACGTCTCCTCTCGGTTACATTTTTGTAACCAAGTGTAACCAAAGTGTAACCAAAAGTGTAACCGCCTTTTTATCCTTTAACTCTCTTATTTTTATTGCTTTTCAAATATAGGTTACAGAGTTACACTTTAAAGTATAAAAATTAGGGTCTGAAGGGTGTAGGGAAACTCGACCGCCCCGGATGTCGGCGTGCTGAAATATCAAAATGATGCGACAAAACGGTAACTTGTGTCGGAATGATACAAGTTGGTACAAAAGAATAGGGCGACCGCAAAGATAACGGTACGCCCTTGGCATAATAGAAGATGGAAACGAATGTTGTCAGAATGGCTCGTCTTCCGGCTTGTCAGCGGTCAATGCCCTTGGGGTTTGACTACCGTCCGGATAGGTGCGCAGATAGATCATCTCGGTAGCCTTTCCGTCTACTTTGCGGATGATCCTTCCGCTATTGTTGCGGAGCTCTTTCGGGTTGAGTTCGGCTACTTGTGGATTGATATTGGCGAAGGCTTTGATGGCTTTGCTGAATCGGTTCATTGTCCAATAGTTCTTGGCTGCTCCTGAGAACGACTTGAACTCTTCGAAAGCGTCCGGTTTGGGAATGAGCTTGTCCGTGTTACCGCTTTCTTTGGAGAAATACATATAGGCCCAATCCTCAAACAAGGCTCCCATATCGTCTTTGGCCTTTCGCTTCATGATGTTGTCCATCGGCGGCTGTATTTTGATACGCATGGACAACATCTTTAGATAGAACTGGAGGGCTTGGATGAAGAAGTTTAGGTCGTTGTTCCATTCTTCTTCCGTGTATTTCGGCCCTTTCATTATATCCTTGCCTCCGAAGTCATCAGAGATAGACCTGTCTTCTAGGTAGTCGTTGGTGTCTGCCTTGGCATGGTAGTAGTCGCTAAATACGACGTATATCATACGGCCGGTCGTTGATGGCGTGAACTCCTGCGGGACATAGTTACTGCTGAAGCATAGTTTCGGGCTGTCTTCGTATTCCTTATAAAATGAATCCTTGTTCTTCTTGTTGATAGACATCCCGTTTGTTATGATGTCGTAGAACCGTTCCATAGGGAAGTATTTGCTACAGTCATCGGCGAAGATTATATCCGTATCGTCTCCTACCTGGTCGAACACGTGCGGGTTCTCCATGAGCCTCGTGTTGCGCCCATCGAGGGGGACGATGCTCTTAAACGCCTTCAGTGAGTTAAAGAAAAATGACTTTCCGCTACGTCCGTTACACTCATCAACTTCTCCGATCTTGTTGTCCATCGCGAAGGGTGCCCAAGCCATAGAGGGCGATTTGTAGTTGTGCATCATGTATCCGATAGCGAAAATCTTATTGATCAGGTTCATCTGCTGCTCATGCTTCTCCTCGTTCGAGAGCATGGCACCATCTATCGAGAACCGGTATTGTTCCTTGTATGCCTCTTCTTCGCCGGGGATGGTGTTGTCTTTCCATACCTCTTCCAGTTCTTTACGCCAATGGATGCGGCTTGAGTTTATGAGGTAGGCGAAAAAATGGCTGTCGGTGTTGAGTACCTTTATATCGAATTTGTCCTGGCCGTCGCAATCCTTACGGTGCGTGATGTCGAACATCGGTGGCAATATACTTACGTTGTGCTTCACGAGGTTAGTCTCCCATACGCAAGTGCCATGAAACTCCTTCAGTGGAATCTTATCGGTACGGCTGGCGGTGATCCTGAAGGCGGCGTTCATGAAGTAGAGGTCTTGGGATTGTTCCGTGCAATCGCTGAAGTCCAGTTCTTTGATGTCCATTATTTGATAGGCCGTCTCGGCGCATTTCGGTGAGTTGACGATAAGATTGCGTATCTCGTGCGGCAGATTGCGGTCGATGGCAAACTTCTTGAGGAACTCCAGTATATCCCTAGGGAACACTCTCGATACCACGCACCCCTCCCGGTGGGCCAACGTATATTCGCCCTTGCCTTGGTTTAATATGCAAAATCCGTTAAGGCTTAAGAAATAATGAAGGCAGATGCTGTCGATATCATACGTGGTCTTGTTGGAGCGTTTGCTATAGCTCTCCGTCCAGAACTTGGCCGGCATGGCCAATGTCATGAGGTTTTGGAAATCCTTCTTCTCCGGACGCAATTCCGCGAAGTCGCGGAAGTCCTTTCGGGGCTTCCCACGGCGATCCTTGTAGTTGCCGAGCCACTCGGGTAGCCAGATGGTGTATGTGTCGAGAAAGCGTAAGGCAAGCTCCGTCCCTTTCCGGATACCGGTAGGGTCGATATCGGGTATGTTGTAGATGCGTTCCACATACTTGTATATCTCCCGGATCTCTTCCGGTGTAACCTTGTAGGTTTCTGAGTTGAACCAAAGGGGGAAATATCCGAGCGATTTGACGCACAAACTGTCCCTTTCTCCGGAGCAGATAATGGCTTCGTCCAGCTTCTTGAATTGGTAAGGTTTATCCTCGTTTGCCGGATCCGAGCGGAAGATGCGTTCCTCTTCCTCGTTGTATTTCCGGTAAGAGGCTTTCAGTTCTGCCAATCCGTTGATATACTCTTTAGGCTTTGCGCCGTCCGGCGTGTAGGAGAAGCGCCATTGCTTGTCGGGGTTCAAGGGTTCGTAGATCTTGTAAAACACATCCGGTTTGCCGGGCGCCGGGTTGTCCACCTGGCATTCGCGCATGAAGATAGGGTAGGCGGGGGTACTGTATTTGGTAGTGACTTCCCGGTTCCTTACATACGAGAACGATTTGGCGACGTGCCAATGGAGGGCTTCCACGTGTTCCTGCTTCACCTTGGGACCTAATATCTGGAGCTGTTCCTTGGTGAACTTCTCTTCCAGCTCGAAGAATTTTGAGCCTTCTGCTTCATCCACCTTGGCCGGTCGTTTGCGGATATCCGGCTTGTTGACGCTTTGCTTCAGCTCGTCCGTCACATGGTACCGGTCGGCCAGTACTGCGATGGCTTCCGTGAAACGCAGGTTCTCCTCGTTCATACAGATGTCGATCGGGCTCATGGCTGTTCCTTGGTCTCCGAAGTCCGTCACCTTATACACATCGCCGAACCTCTTGATACAAGCGGAAGCGTCATCTTCGTCCGGTCTCCGTTTGAAATGCTTCTTGTTGTCAACACACCCGGATGCTTGCGGATAGTAATATAGTATAATATCTAGTCCGTTGTTGCTGGCAGCGTAAATGTCTTTAACTTCTATCATGATATCGAGTGTTAAACTGGTTTATAATGATAGGTTATCCATGATGTCCGGGATATCTTCGATAAGCCTGTTCGTGTATTCGATCGCATTCTCTTCAAACCGGAAGACAATGGAGCACATATCCGCATCGAGCCGGCTCATGCTTTCCACTGTGAGGTATGTGAGCTTGTCAAGCGCATCCGCAAACTCAGTGTTCATGCCGAAATTAAAGACAAGGTAAGATCTTTTGTCACCATCCGGTCGCTTTATCCAAACGAAATGTTTTTCGTCCGGTGTTGTTATCCTTAAATAAGGTCTTAATTCATTTGTTCCCATACGTTCTATTTTACAATCAGCCCACCCTGAAGGAATCGAACCTTCTAGATTCTCATCTTTGATACAAATCTACCATTGCCAATTGGACGGTGGAACGACACAGGGTCGTTTAACAAAGACATGAATAAAATGGCCATCAACATCTTTCATTGTCTTACAGGGGCACGTACCCCTGCGATAATGCGAGCAAGTTGTGTCACACTCTTTCGTACATACTTGACCGATTACTGTATGTGGTATATTATTATCGATCAGCCCTCCTAATTCATCGCTGTTGTTCATGACGAGTATTTCACCATGAACCTCAATCGCTAAATATTTCATATCTTCTTAGTTATTCGTAAAACTCATCTTTGATGTTTTCTACATTTCTTGCAAGATACTGGAGTAATGATTCTAAATCATCGTCATAATGGAATAGCCCACCATCTACATAGGCTTCCCAAACTCCGTTACGTTTCTTTATTTCAATCATATTATGTTCCTTTCTTTTTAGATTAGAGTTATTTTTTTACGTGTAGTAGCAATCTTGAGAACTTTATATTCCGTTAAAGGAGAGGCATCTTCTTGAAGTTTTGTACACCGTTTGTCCGCATCCTTTTTTATAGTCGGTTTACACATAGTCTCTACATGCCAACCTCTGAAATAGCGTGCTATGATATATTGCTTCTTCATTTTATACTTTTTTATTTTTAGTTTCACTTAAATTTTACGCATTAACAGGACATCACAATAAGCGTCTGCATCTATTTTTTTTGCCCATATTGTTTTGATTGTAAATCCAGCTTCTAAAATTTCAAGAAGTTCAATATCTGATAAAAAAGAGCACCTTATCTCAACATATTCGCCAGGCATCGTTAATCCGGAAATTTCTTTCTGCGTCCAATATCTAACCCACGTATGTGAGCTCTTATTGAGAATATTGAAAATGATTTGTTCTATATTCATAATTTCTTAGTTGTTAGGTAATTTCATAAAACACATCCACATAGTTTTACCACTCCGGCCGGTTGTATGTCCAAATAAGGGTAACCGATCGATAGCTTTTAAAACCTCTTTAACAGTTACTTGCTCTTCATTCCATTTAAAAATAAGGACACCATAATCATCGAGTACCCGGAAGCACTCGTTGAAACCCTGATTCAGCAACCTTGGCCAATCTTCTGACAATTTGCCGTATTTCTTAGTGAGCCAACTATTCTCACCGGCCTTAAGCAAATGAGGTGGATCGAATACAACAAGCTTGAAATTCTTAGCAGGAAAAGGCAAATTGGTAAAATCAGCAATAAGATCAGGATGGACTTTTAAATTTCGACCATCACAAAGAGTATGCTCTTCGTTCCGGATATCAACAAACAATGTTATCGGGTTATTTTTATCAAACCAAAACATTCGGGAACCACAACAAGCATCCAATATAATTTTATCCATAAGCTTCACTTCTTCTTAGTTGTTAATCATCTGAACTTAAATCCATGTAAGCAACCTGAGAGAGTGCTTCCATTTCATCGCAAAAATCCTCATTGTAGCAGGTTTGAATTTTCTGTCTCACAATATTGCATGCTGCTTGAAATCCGGCCAAATAGCTCTCCTGAAACATGGCCGCCTTTGAATATTTTTGTGCCATTTCAATTACTTCTGCTTTAGTCATAGCTCATTTATTTTTAGATTAGACAATATTCTAGTCAAGCCTTCGAGAGCGGGTTTCCCGCTCATGGGCGATATCGATCCGTCCGTCTACAGGGGATGGCCTCCTGTACCGGAGTATCTTTCCCACATACCCTACGATGTCCGCGCATCTTATTCGGCCGGACATGATCCCGTCACGAGGATATTTACGACCTCCCTATACGTCTCGTCCCGCAGCTTTTCGCTAATCACTTTCCGATTGATTAGCCTTGAGATATCCGGCTTGAATTCCTGTATCAACCCTGCGAGCCCGACCGCGTCTTTTTTCAGGGCGCATTCGCATACCCGAGCGCATCGCCCGTAGAACGCGTCCGCCGATTCTCTATGCTTGTCCCGTGTTCCGAGTTCCCTCAATTGAGACCTCTCGATGATCCGCAGGCCCCTCTCGTCCAAAGACCCGCCATTAAAGCTCATAAGGAAGGAACTTCCTATTTCCCGGGGATTGATCCTTCTCGTGGCGGCGAACATCAAACGGGCTATCGATACCCTGTACGGTCGACCAACCGGCTTCGGCATGAATAAGACCACGGTAGGGCACGCTGTGCCATACCTGTTCTGATGCTTGAGTATTGTTCCCGTCCTCGTGTTTTGTACGGTGCCTTGTCCGGATATCCGATAGTTCGGGAACCCGGGGATGTCATACCATTTCTCTTGTCCCATATCTTTTCTTTTCTCAGGTTTATAAGCAATGCGCCAGTTTATTAAATGATTGTTACTTCCTTGTAAGGGTTGTCTACCTCTTTCTTTTCGATGCTGATCGTAAGATCATACATCCGTCCGCCATTGTTTAGGGCGTATGAACGAATAATCTTGGCCGTTGGGCTGTTGGTGTTGAACTGTAAGGCTTCAACGACCGTGCGCATCGTTACGCCCAGCTTCTCCCTAATTTGTTCCTTTATCTCTTTGCTTACTTCGATGACTTTCTTTTTTTCTTCCATGTGTGTTTAATATTTAATAGTTTATTGTACCTTTAGAACGTCTTTCCTTTGGAAGACTTTGCAAATATAGACAATAGTTTATATAATCCCAATAATTAATAAACTTTTTTCTACATGGAAGAGAAAATTATATCGCGATTGTTTACATATCTACAAGAAAAGAATATACCTCATACTCGATTTGAAAAAGAGATAGGTTTGTCTAATGGATATTTAAAAACTCAGTTAAGAAGAAATTCAGATTTAGGAGAGAGTGTAATTAGGAAGGTTGTAGACAATTGTTTGGATATAGACATTTGCTGGCTTCTCACAGGTAGACCACCAATGCTAAGATCTGAGTCTTCACCGCTGATGGGCGAGCAAGCTCCTATTTCGACACTCCCTGCTACTGAAGCGTCTGTATATTATACAATGTATAAAGAGGAGAGAGCTAAGTCTGAATCCCAAGCCGAACAAATTGGAGCGTTAAAGCAGACCGTTCGTCAGCTGGAGGAAAAGATTGAGGGGTTACAACACGAATTGACCACTTCGGACAACGGGGATGCCCGGGATGCCGGCATTGCCGATGTCGGATAATGCTCGATGGGAGTGTACGATTGAGGTATTAAGGGTAAATGGTTGAAAAAACTTTGATAATGTCATGAAATTCAATAATATAGATTTTACATATAACTTCCTTTTTTCTAAAGACAAGAAAGGGAGTTATAATTATATTATATCTATCAACAAGGATGGTTACTGTAATCCATTGTACGGTAAAGAATTGTACATACCTAAAACAGATGGAGATAAAGATGTGTTGTTTCAGTCGCTTGGGTATATCGGATGTTTTGCAAACAATCATTACGACAGAACGATAGATTATGTCGTAATGCCAAATGATACTCTTGACAAACTACAGTTCGGGATAAAAGACGAACTTGTTTTTTGGATCGAAGAGGTATGCAAAGAACAGGTGAAAAACAGCAAGGATCCCAAAAAATGGAGATTCAACATGAAATTCATCTTTGAAAAAGAAGTTCTTGATTATGTAAGATATAGAGGAGAACACACGGAAGAAGATTGTATAATAGATTTAATAACAAAATATTAGAATGAATAACCTTAAAAACGCAAATTTTATCGCAATTGATTTTGAAACAGCCACTGCGTCTACAAGGATGCCCTGCCAAATAGGTATTGCTGTGGTTAAAGAGGGGGAAATTGTTGAATGTATAGAACGGTATATCCAACCTCCT